TACAACGCTCATGGGCTGGCGGATCCTGATCGGCTTACGCGTCGACCGAAGAGATCTGAGCACTCGGCTGATCATCCGGATGTACTCGATATAGGTGCGCTGGGCAGGTGAACTGCGCGGTGCCGGCCAGCGTTACCCACTCGCCGGACGCCGAGCTGTCGGTGTAGCCGCGCAGGCGCCACACTTGGATGCGGGCGCCAGCGGCCTGCGCCGCGCGAAGGGTTGCGTACTGGTCCTGTGCGTTCATGCGGCTTTCCTCGTAGTGGCTCGATTGTTGAAGTTGGTGGAGCCCAGCGTCTGCGATACGGCGCCAATGGGAAGGACCTGCGGTTTCTTGCCTGTGCGCGCCATCCACTGCTCGACCGTTTCCGCCGGCGCCTGCGGTTGCGGCGCCGGCGCGCTGCAGAACGGCGCGGGCACTGCTCGCGTGCGGTGACGGCTGTCGTGCACCGGCTTCTGTCGCGCGCGCTTCTGCCTGCGCTGCTCGGCAGCGGCTGCGCGATCGGCCTCGCGCTTCTCGCGGCGCTTGGCCAGCTCCGCCTGAAACTCCGCCCACGACCTGCGCCCGCTTGCGTGCGCGCGTTCGCGCTCGCGCCGGTTCTTCCGCCGGCGCAGCTCGTCAGCGGACAGCTTTCGCGTGCGCAGCAGCGGCTTGCCGAGGGAGTAGCGCCAGCAGGTCTCGCCCTTGTGGCGGATGAGGTAGCCGTCCTTGAACATCTGCTGGATCGTGTGCGCGACCTTGCGCGAGCGGCCGCCGCTGATGCCGGCATCGATCTCGCCAGGCGTGCGCGGCCCGTCCTGCGTGGCGAGCCAGTTCCGGATCTGCTGCGACCTGCTCGTCATGCGGCCGCCTTCTCGGCGGCGCGCGCGGGCGCGTCGGCGATGACCTTGGCCAAGGCCTGGCAGATCTTCGGCAGGTCGTTCGCGGCGTACAGCTTCGCTGCGCGTTCGGTGCCGACCGGCTTGATGCCGAGGCTGGCCAGTCCATCAGCGGTGATCGACAGCGGCGCGATCCAGCCGTTGATGTCGCCGAGCTTGATGCGCTTGCTGGGGAGAGAGGCCGGCGACAGGCTTCCGCGGGTCACGCTTTCACTTGGGGGCGCGTTGCGGCTTCCGGTTGCCACACCGGCATTGTTTGCTGTGCCGTCCAGAGGTTGTTGCGCCGCGGGCACTCCTGCCACCGGGGTTTGCTGCGCACGTTCGCGCTCGATCCGTTCTGCTTCTTCCTGCTTCTGACGCTCGCGTTCCAGGCGATCGCGTTCGCGCTGCTGGTGCTCGGCGACGCGCGCCGCGATGAGGTTGCGCAGATCGTCCGCCGCCTTCGTCGCGCACAGCTGCACGCGATCGGCGAACAGCATCTGCACGACCTCCGGCTGCTCAGCGAGGATCGCGACGTTCGCGCGAACGCGGTCGGCCTGTTGGCTGGCGGCGATCTTCGCCGTGGCAGCTGCGGCGTCCACCGCGTCGCGCATGCTGGTGAGCGACTTCTTGCCCTTGATCGCCGCGCCCATGTCGCCGGTCAGCGTGGCCGGCAGGTTCAGCGCGTGCGCGCCGAGCGTGGCGTTGATTGCGGCATAGTGCTCGCGCACCGCCGCGACGCCGGCCTGCACGATGTCCGTGCGCCGCGCTTCCTTCTCGCGCGTGACCAACTTATCCAGCTCCAGGCGGATGCGGCGCGTCTCGGCCGACACTTCGTCCATGGTTCGGAACACCGCTTCGATGTCGGCGGTCTGGCTAAGCACCGCGTCCTTCGTGGCAGCCAGGCGCTCTTCCACGCCCCTGCACCATTTCACCGTCTGCTCTGCGTTGGCGAAGTCCTCATCGGTTTGCAGATCGCGGTTGATGCCGCCCAGCACGGCCAGCGCCTGCGCCTTGAAGTCGGCCAGGTTGGAGGCGGTGACCATGCCGGTCACCTCGACCCGGAGCGCCGGCAGCGATTCCGGCGCGCGGCCGACGGCGACGGACGTCGGTGCCTCTTCTGGCACGTACTCGGCGACGTCCTGGTCGAACTGCGCCCAGCCCGCGCGCAGCTTCGGGATGTCGTGCTCGATGTCCTTGCGCCAGATCGTCAGGCGCGCCGTACCGACATCGGTTCCGTCGCCGACCAGGTAGATGCAGCGCTCGGCGTTTTCGCACACGGCGAACTGCTGCACGACCTGCCAGTAATCGGATGGCGGGATCTCGCCAGCGTCGATCGAAACGCGCTTCTCCGCGTTCGTCTGCTTCGCCTCGAAGATCACGTCCTCGGCCATCGTGATGCCGTCGAAGCTGGCGCCGAGGTAGCCATCGTCGCTGACCGCCACTACGGGGTAGAGCTCCTCGGCGAGCATGCTCTCCGCGACAGCGCGCAGTGCGGGTTCCACCTCGTGCCCGCGGTCAAGGATGAACCGCTGCACGTAATCGCTGTGCTCACGTTCCAGGCCGACCGCGCGCAGCCTGACCAGCTCGCGGCGCGAGAAGCTGGGGCATGCGCCCATCATCACGGACGCGTCGCTGGCGTTGCGCATGGTGCGGCGGTGCGCCAGCCACTCGGCGCTGCCTTGCTTCAGCTGGGTGATCTTCATGCCTGCGAGCCCTCGTCACCGACGCCTTCGCCTGCTTCGTCATATTCCTCGCGCGGCGGCTTGCGGATCTGGTCCAGCTGATCTGCCGTGAACCGAGCTTTCGTCTGCAGCATCGCGATCAAGTCGTCCGCCGACTTCCGGCCGCTCTCGATCAGACCCCACCATTTCGGGAGGTTCTCGGCAAAGTCGGCATCGGAGTACAGCGGCAGTTCCGCCGGCGCCGCCAGCGCCGGAGCGGCCGGCTGCTGCACTACCTGGCCTTCGATGACCATCGTCTTCCCTTCCATCTCGTCCGCCGTCGGCGCAGCGCTGACGGTTTCAGGGAAGGCCTTGCGCAGCGCCTGCGCCTCGGTGCACTTCGCCAGCTGCGCGAACGGGCGTTTCTCCCACATCGAGTTCGGCGCGCCGTCGTCGCCCTTCTCGGCGTAGTTCTCCAGCCAGAACTCTTTTGCGGTGAACTGGCGCTCGACGCCGCCGACGATCTTGGTGATGGTGACGCGGCACCATTCGGGGTACTCGATCGCGGCGTCGACGAACGTCTTCTGGCGACGACCATTGGAACCATCGACCCAGCGCTCACGCTGGAACTTCAGCGTCCGCGTCGGCCCGAATTCCGGCTCGCTACAACCGGCGTACTGGCCGGAGCGGACAGCGTCGATGCGGTACTGGCCGATGCCGGGCATCACGACGTCGCGCGTTTCCTTGATGTCGTAGCCGCGATCATCCTTCCGGCCGGTGCTGACCTTCATCGGCACGATGTGCACCGGCTTCTTCATCGGGTCGTAGCCGGCCGCCTGGCAGTACGCCAGCACCATGTCGACGGACTCGTCGCTGGCTCCCGGATACAGGCTCGTCTTCAGGGCGTTGCGGATGGCGTCTGCCTGGTCCGCGGTGACCAGCGCGCCCTCGCGCTGGGGAATGCGTGCGATCGCGTTCATGGGCTGGTGATGGCTCCGGGGAAGTTGGATCAGGCCGCAGCCGGCAGCGCCGGCGCGCCTTCGATTCGGGTGTACGGGTAGCGGTCGGCGTGCGGCTTGATGTGCTGGCCGAAGTGGCGGCCGATCGAGTCGGCGTCGCGCAGTGCTTCGAACTCGGCCGCGCTGACGTTCTGGTAGTGGTAGAGGCTCGTCGGCTCGCCCTTCCAGCTCTTGAAGCGGATGGCGAGGGTGTTGGTCTCGGCGTCGTGGCCGATGCTGTGGATCTGGGAGGACTGCACGTCCTGCAGGGCGATGGCGCGCACGGCGTTCTCTCTGGAAGGGGGATAAGTCCCGGTTGCCTCCGGGGCTGCTCGTGCCGATTCACTGGCGTTGGCAGCGGCTTCTCCTCGCTGGGGTGTCACGGTTGCCGGCGTTGGGGGCCTGGCCGGCGCAGGTATTCGTCAGGCGGCCTTCGACTTGCGTCCACCGGCGCGCGGGCGCGAATTGCCGCGCAGCGCCTTGCCGGCGTCCTTCCGCCCGATCTTCGTGTCGTGGCGCGAGAGCTTCATCGAGGTCTGCGTCGGCTTGCCCTTCGGCTTCGCTTCGCCGCCTTCGAGCGGCAGTTCCGCGTCGTGCTCGAGCTTCGTCTTCAGCACGCTGTTCAACTGCTCGGCCAGGATCTCGACGAAGCCGGACGGCGGCTGCTGGATCGTGATCTGCAACGAACCGTCGAAGCGGCCAGCGTTGCGCGGCACGAGCTCGATCTTTCCGACCTTGTGCGCACGCAGGCGACGGAAACCGCCGAGCGTGACGGCGTGCTTGTCCTCCCAGCTGGCGTTCGACGTCAGGCTGCGCAGACCGAGGAAGCGCGCGGTTTCTTCGGCGTCCTCCGCGGTGCTGCGGAAGAGAGCGCGCTTCAGCGTTTCGGGATCCTCGACGCCGAGCGCGGCCGCAGCGGTGGCCAGCGGCAAGCCTTCGAACGCCAGCTTGATGTCGATGCTGACCTGCGAGTCGTCGCTGGAGCCCTTGCGGATGTTGAGGTGCTTGATTTCGGCCTTGCCGTCGAACTCGAAAGGCATGTCGGTTTCCTTAGCGGAGGGGAATGCCGGCGTCGGCCGGCTGGGGGGAAGGCACGGTCGCGCGAACGGCCACGCCGATGAGCAGGAACAGGACCAGGAAGGCGGCGACGAGGTAGCGCCAGGCACGGCGCTCCGCGAGACGCGCGCGGACCCGCTGGTGCGGCGTCGCTTCGTGCGAACGCGTCGCGTCGCAGACGTCCATGGATTCGAGGAGTGCATCGACGATGGGGCGATGGGCGCGGCGCTTCACTGGTCGGCCCTCCCATCAGCGCGATCTGCCCAGGCGCACGCATGCGCGCCTTCGATCACGAGCAGCACGACGATGGCGATTCCGAAGAGCACGTCGATTGCGTTCATTCGGCCGTCCTCGCGTGGCGCGCTGCCATGGCGCGAAGGGCGAGTTCCGTGGTTTCGTCGGCGCGCGCGACCAGCTCTTCGGGCGACGGCATCCCGTTCGAGCCTGCCGCGATGTAGCCAGCGAGCACGCGGATGAAGACTTGGTCGCCGCGCGTCAGGCCGCGGTGGTGCGCGAAGGCGTGGTGGTAGGACTCGGTTGCCGTCGAGTACGGGAACGCCGGCTCGTTGGCGAACACCTCGACGTCTATCGGGCGTGGAGGCATCTGCGCGTTCATGCCTGAACCTTCCGGGTGATTTCGCGCAGGGCCGCTTTCCAGTCGGCAATCACGCGCGCAGGGCTACGGCCGCCGCGGTTGTAGTCGTCGCGCGCACGCTGGGCGAACTGCACCGCAAGGTGATCCTTTACGCCCATGCGGCCCGCCGCCATCACGATCTCGGCGAACACGCCCTGCGCCTTCGCTTGCTTCGTGTGGATCAGCGGGATGACCGTGCCGCACTGCTTGATGGCGCCAGCCGGCGCGGGTGCGCGGTTCGGTTGGAACAACTGGATGACCTTGCACATGGCTCAGACTCCGGTGCTTGCGGCGTCGCGCGACTCGTCAGACCTGTCGGCCGGGATGTCGCGCGGTGGGAGGAGAGGGCAGGGAGCGATCGGGCGTGGCAGCGCGCCGAGCTCGCGTTCGAACCCGCGATCGAGGGCGTCCCAGAGATTCATGCGGCCGCCTCCGCGTCGTCGCGCAGGCTGTTGATCTCGTCGTGCGCTTCGGCGAGGCGCAGCGCCAGGTGGCGGTTGGCGATGACGAGCGAGCGCACGCCTTCCTGCACGCGTTCCAGCTCGGCGCGCGACTCGGGCGACACCCACGGCATCACCGAAGCAAGGCGCTGGGTCAGCGCGATTTCCAGCGAAGGCGTCACCAGCAACGCGCCAACGGTCTGTTCGGCGGTGTTCACGCGCCACCGCCCAAGACGCGATCGAGCGTCTCTTCGGATTCGCGGAGGGTGCGCAGCGCTTGATCCGCCTCGTAGCGCATGCCGGCGGTCTGGCCGCGGTAGGTGCGCAAGTGGTCGAGCTTGCGCTTCGCCGACGCCCTGTTGCGGTACGCGCGGCGCGCTTCGGCGAGCAACTGGTCGGCCGTCGGCTGCTGGACAGGGAGGGCGACAACGGCGCTCATGCGTTCACCGCGATGCCGCGGACCAGGCGGTCGAGATCGTTGCCGGGACGGTGCTCGTGCAACTCGCAGCAGGCGGCAATCAGCAGCTGGTTTGCTTCGCGCAACTGCGCGGCGCACTGGACGAAGCCTTGGGCCTTGGCCGTCTCGGCTGCGTTTGCTACACGGCTATCGGCCGCGCGGACCTCGCTCAGCAAGCGCTCTGCCTGGATCGCGACCTCCGGCTCGGCTGTCGTTCCGGCCGGGAGGCCTTCCACGCCGATGCAAAGCGCCGCGGCGGCCAGCGCGTTCTCTTCCGTGTCGGCGCTGACCTCGACCACGCGCCCGGTCGGGAGCGTTATGACGTAGGGGATCACCTGGTTCATGCCCGTCTGTCCTTGGGACTGCCCCATGCCGGGGCGACGGGCTAAACATCACATATCGTGATTTAGCTGTCAACACGTTCTGTGATGTTTTTTCGGATCAGCCCGATAAGGCGTTCGGCCGCCTGTCGGATGAACCAAAAAAAGGCCGGCGCTGGGCCGGCCTCGGTGTCACTGGATCGAGGTGGTTTTACACCCGAATCCGCTGCAGTCGATTGTCACCGTGCCGCCAGAAGGGCAGGTGGCAACGAACACGGATCTGCCCGAGGACGTGGTCTGTGCGTTAACCGCGCCGCACTGCAGGTGATTGCTGACGCTCTGAGCGCGTTCCGCCGGCGAGTTGCCTGCGGCCGCGACAGCCGTCGGCTGCTGGTGCTGAGCGGTCGCCTGGAGGACCGGCTGCGTGGCTGGCATCGGCGCAGCGCCATCGGCTGCTACCGGCTTCCCTCCGTGTTCGTCGTGGCGATCGAACGTGAGCAGCTGGCCGAACGCGAGCTGCACCCACGTCGGGTAGGTGTAGGCGGTTCCCTTGCTGTGATCGACGACGGCGCCGACCACGCCGCCCAGCAGCACGTTGCCCCACATCCCGCCATTCGCGCGCGAGATCGCGCGCCCCTGCGCCGGCTTTTCGCTTGGCAGCGTGCACGTGAGATCCAGGTCCTTTGACGAGCGGCGGACATTCACGGTCGTGCCCGATTTGAAGTTCCCGCTGCCCTTGTCGTTCGTCCAGTTGCAGTCGGCGCCGGCGATCAGCTGGCCGTCTGCGCCTTTCGTGTCGACGCGTAGCGGCTGAGTCGAATCGTTGAGCACAGTCGCACAGCCCGACGTCGCAGCCGCGATTGCGGCCAACGCGATGATCTTCTTCATGTCCCCTCCGTTCCTTGTGGTTACCGCGAGCGAATCAGGCCGGCTTCGATGAAGTCCTGCCCCCACCTGATGCACTCGATTGCTTCGTCGATGTCCTTGCGAAGGCTGAGGAGATCGTCGTCCGACAGATCGTCGAGCGTGCCCTTGCCTTCAAGGGCCTGGTCCACGACGAGGCCGATGCCCCGCGACTGATAGAAGCGACGCATCTGCCTGATCATGCGCAGGTGCGATTCGCGCGTAACGAAATCGAGTCGCCGGCCTGCAGTTCGCTCCGGCGGCGCCGCAGCCGGTGCCTCCGTGACGAGCTTAAGCTCGGGCCTTTGCAGTTCTCCCCGAAGTTCGGCCGCCCGCCTCGCCAAGCGCGTCGCCAGTTCCTCGAACCGTGCTTTGTTGCTGCTGCTCATCCCCTGTTCCTTGCCCCCTCAAAGACTGTCCTAGTCGCGCGGCCAGATCGACCACATTGGTCGCGGTGACCGGGTGTCCAAAATCGAGCACCACCTCGTAGGCCGTTTCCAGCATTTCCGGATCCTCGAGGAATGACTGCGGATCGCCGGTGACCGCGATGTACTTGGTCAGGACCGTGACCGCTCCGCCCATCGTCTCGAAGTCCGGTCGCCCGGACTGAGACGCGGATCCCTCGCCGCGCTCCCCAATGAGTTCGGACACGGAAACCTTGAGCGCTTTCGCGAGCACGAACAGGTCCGCGAGCGTTGGCTCGCGTGCGCCCGACTCGTAGTTCGAAATTCGGCTCTGTCCCGTCCAGCCGCACGCGTGCGCGAGCTGCTCCTGGCTGAGCTGTTCGTGCTTTCGGAGCCTGCGGAGGTTGGTGCGGAAGTCCATACCGCCATTGTTCACGGGCCGTGATACCGGTCTAACACACATCGTGTTGACGTGGTGATCACGATCTGTGATATTCGCGGCCATGGAGAAGCCAATCGACCGCGCGATAGAGGCGGCCGGTGGGGTGACGAAGCTCGCCACTGCCATCGGTCAAAAGTCCAACACTGTCGGGAACTGGCGCCTGCGAGGGCAGGTTCCCGCCCAGCACTGCGCCGCCATTGAGGCCGCCAGCGGCGTCAGCCGGCACGAGCTCCGCCCGGACGTCTTCGGCCCGCCGCCGGCCGAACAGCCCACGGACCAAGCGGCCTGACGTGGGCCGCTCCCCCCAATCCCCTTCGATCGCGATGGCGTCTTCATGGCGCCATCTCACTGCATGAGACCGGCCACGGCCATGAATAATCTTCTTCCCCCCGGCGAAACCCGTTCGGCAACGGTGCTCCGCCACACGCGCCAGGCCATCGACGGCAAGGCGCTCTCGGTGCTCCCGTTCTCGAAGGCTGTCGCCGCGCGCTACCTTGCAGACGTCCCGTACTCGGCGCGCGCCATCGACCTGCGCGAGCTCGGCGACAGCGCCGAGACGATGCAGGCGGCCGAGCGGCACAACTGGCAGCGCATCAACCGCCTGATCAAGGGCGACGTCAAAACCTTCCCGGCCGACCTCGAAGACGCGTGGGTGGCCTGCCTGCCCGACGAGCACCGGGAGCGGTGCGAGCAGGACCTTGCCGCGCGCCGCGGCCTCGTCCCGGTCCGCGATCCCCGCGCCGCCGATTCCCCCGCCGAGCAGACCGCCGACCTGGCGCTGCTGCTTCGTGAAGTGGGGGAGTCGGCGGCTGCGCTGGCGCCGATCTTCGCTGACGGCCGCGTCGACCGCGCCGACCTCCCGCACATCGGTCCGGCTCTCCAGCAGCTGGGCGAACTGCTCGCCGCGGGATTGCAGCTGCACGGCCGCCTCACCAGCGTGGTGATCGAGGCGCAGGCCGAACCCAGCAACGTCACGAAGCTGAGGGCGTGACGATGCACAGCCGCGCACACAGGGAGGCCGTGGTGCAGCGCCAGCGCGAAGCTCTCGCGCGCGGCGACATGTCGCCCGATGAGAAGGCCGAGTTCCATTCGCAGCAAGCGGCGCAGGATCGCGCGGCATGGCTGCGCCGGCGCCCGGAACTCGCTACCTCGGAACTGCCGCTGGAGGCTCCGCATGCGTGAGTACGGGCAGATCCAGTGCGGCTTCTGGCAATCCGAAGATGCCCAGGCGTTTACCGACGCCGGCAAACTGCTCGCCGCCTACCTGCTGACCGGGCCGCATTCCAACGGCATCGGCTGCTATCGCTGCCCGGACGGGTACGTGATGGAGGATCTCGGCTGGTCTGCGGAAAGGGTTTCGGAAGGGTTTGCGGAACTGTTCGGAAAGGGTTTCGCATACCGTTTCAAAGGGGTTGTTGTGATCCCCAAATTCCTCGCCTGGAACAAGATCGCCAACGGCAACGTCGCGAAGGCGCGGATGGGCGAGTTCAACGCCCTCCCGAATGGCGAGGCGAAGGCGCACGCAGCCCGCGCCATGCTTACGTTCTGCGGGTTTCTCACCGGCGACGATCGGGCCCATCTGGAAACGGTATGCCAAACGGTTCCCCAAACCGTATGCCAACCAGAACCCAACCCAGAGAGAACCCAACCCAGAGAGGAACCAACCCTTCCTTCGTCCCCGGCTGCGCCGGCGACCGCCGTCCGTCCTGATCAACTGGACCTGCAGGGCGGTGCTGCATCGTCGGCGTCTCCTGCCGCAAAGCCGACCGACTTGGGCGCCACGCGTGCCCAACGCCTCGCGCAGGTCACGAGGGAAGCCATCGAGGCCTTCAACGCGTCGAAGCTGGTCAAGCCCAACGGCGGGCGCATGCCGACAGTTCGGCTCAGCGTCGGCAAGGACGTGCGCCAGAAGGAAGTCGAGCGCTGCCTGAGCGTCGCGCGCGAGATCTGCCTGGAGGACAACGGCACCCCGACGGTGACGCCGGAGTTCTGGGAGCAGTACTTCCTAGCCGTGCTCGAGGACGACTTCTACTCCGGCCGCCAAGGTGGCGGGAAAGGGCACGAGAACTGGACGCCCGACTTCGAACTGCTGACCCGTCGCAAGACGATGCTCAAGATCTACGACCGCGCCGCCGCTGATGAGGAAGCCGCGTGATGGATGCGCAGGCCGAAGTCGAACGCCTGGGCGCTCTGTACGCGCCGCGCGATCGCGCGCAAGACCCGGCGAACGACACACGTGTCGCTCAGTTGCGCCTGCCTCCGCAGTCGATCGAGGCGGAGCAGGCCGTGCTTGGCGGACTGATGCTCGCACCAGATTCGTGGGAGAACATCGCCGACCAGCTCAGCGACAACGACTTCTACCGCCGCGACCATGCGCTGATCTTCCGCGCCATCCGTGAGCTGGCCGAGAAGAGCCGGCCGTTCGATGCGGTGACGCTGGGCGAGTGGTTTGAATCGCAGGGGCTGAGCGAGGAAGTCGCCGGCGGCGCGTACCTGATCGAACTGGCGAGCAACACGCCGTCGGCCGCGAACATCACCGCATACGCCGAAATCGTCCGCGACAAGGCGATCCTGCGGCAGTTGATCGACGTGGGCACCGGCATCGTCAACGACGGCTTCCAGCCGAACGGGCGCGACACGGCCGAGATCCTCACCGAGGCGCAGCGGAACGTCACCCAGCTGGCCAGCACCGCCGATCGCGATCGCGGCGGCTTGGTGCTGATGCGCGCGGGGCTGAAGGACGCCTACAACGACTTGCTTGGGTTCTACAACGGCACCAGAGCGCCGGGTATCCCGCTGCCATGGGGCGCCGTTCGCAAGTTCGTTCGCGGCATGGGCGATACGGACCTGATCATCCTTGCGGGTCGCCCGGGTATGGGTAAGAGCGTCGGCGGTCAGGAAATCGCGTTCGACGTCGCGAAGAACGAAGGCCCTGTGGCGATGTATTCGCCGGAAATGTCGCGGCAGCAACTGATCATGCGTCGCGTCTCGTCGCGCACCGGCATCCCGATGGACCGCCTGATGCAGGAGGGCGGCATCGAGGACCACGAGTGGGACAAAGTCACTGCCGCATTCGAGGAAATACGCGCACTACCGATCGCAGTGGATGACAGCCCGGACCTGACCATCCACCAGGTGCGTCATCGGGCTCGGCGCATGCACCGGGAGTACATGAAGAACGGCGGCCGCGGCTTGCGCTGCGTCGTAGTCGACTACCTGCAGCTGCTGCAAGGCTCGGGGAAGGGCGAGAAGCGACACGACGAGATCTCGGAGATCTCGCGCGGACTCAAGCTGATGGCGAAGGAACTGAAGTGTCCGGTTGTCGCGCTGTCGCAGCTCAATCGATCGCTCGAGACCCGCACGAACAAGCGCCCGACGATGGCCGACCTGCGCGAGTCCGGTGCCATTGAGCAGGACGCCGACCTGATCCTGTTCCTGTACCGCGACGACTACTACAACGAGGCGAGCAACGCGCCGGGTTGCCTCGAGGTGATCATCGGGAAGCAGCGCAGCGGTGCGACTGGAACGGCGTACGTGAAGCACGAGTTGCCCTGCTATCGCTTCGGGGAATGGGAAGGTGGGCGTCCCGTCTACGACCTGGCCGAAGCGCCGCGCGCTCGCCGGTCGAAGTTCGGTTCGGGCAAGGGACGCGCAGCTGCGGCGGGTGACGAATGAAGATGACGCCCGCCCAGAAGAAGATCCGCGCAAAGCGCGCTCGCCGGCCGGTGTACTTCACCGTCTGTCGCTTGGTCGATCCATCTACCGGCGAGCTGGTCGGCGCACTTCGCCCGGCGAACGAAGTCGATGCACGCCTGCTGAAGGAGCGGCGCTTCTTCGTCGGTCGCGAGGTGCGCGCCGAACTCAAGGCTCCGCGCGAAGCGTGGAAGCATCGCCTGATCCACAAGATCGGCCAGCTGATGGTCGACAACGTCGAAGGGTGGGAGCAGCTCGGGAGCCACGACGCGGTGAAGCGCCTGCAGCGCGAATCAGGTGTCTGCTGCGACGAGATCGAGATCGACATCCCCGGCATGGGGAAGCTGCTCGCGATGCAGGCACAGAGCCTCGCGTTCGACGAAATGGAACATGACGAGTTCGAGAAGCTATTCAGCGGCATCACCGAGCACATCGGCGCCAAGTACGCGCACGTGATGCTCGATGAGGTTCGCGGGGAATTCTGGGACATGGCCGGCACCAACGGGAGTGCTCACTGATGCTGAAGCGTGCGATCGGCAGCCCGACCCGGGCTCAGCAGGCGTACCAGGACGCGGCGCGTTCGCTCGGCTGCGTGGTGTGCCGCTTCCGCATCCGCATGGGAATGCAGCCGGCGTGGGCTGGCCAGTGCGGCGGCACGCAGATCCATCACCGCAACCTCGGCGACTTGCATGGCCAGCGCCAGCTCGGGCACGACTCCGTTGTTTCGATGGGCGCCTGGCATCACGACGGCGATCAACTCCCGGGACGGTCGCGCGATCAGATGCGCGCCGTGTACGGCCCCAGCTTCAAACACCACGCGCGCGACTTCCGCATCTGGACCGCCGATGTGCTTCCCGAGTTCAGCGGCATCGGCACGGAGGTCTGGCAGCAGTGGCAGGACGCACAACTTCGACTGAGGAAAGCAGCATGAACCATGAAGACCCGGGTGTTCGGGAGGCGGTCGACGCCGTTTCTCGGGTGAACAAGATGGGCGCCGAAGAAGGGCGCAACTACCTCGAAATGCTCGGCTGCGCGTCGGTGCACTTCATGCGCGCCAAGTTCGGCGACGAATACATCCGCGGATGGCTGGAAAGCGCCTTGCGCGACCTCGAAGGTCCGGCCCTGCTCGAACTGAGGAAGCTCCAATGACCCTTCGACTCACCCTCGGCATCGATCCCGGCCAAACCGGCGCCGTCGCCGCACTAGCCGATGGCAGGCCCGCCGGCTTCATCGACATGCCGACCATGACCCGCAAGGCCGGCGGCGAGCAGATCGACCCTTTCTCGCTCGGGAAACAGGTGCGAGAGCTGATCGCGCAGCACCCGGGCGCTTACGTCATCGCCGTGTTCGAGCAGGTGAACGCGCTGCCGAAGCAGGGCGTGACCTCGGGCTTCCGATTCGGCCAGGCGGACGGCATGGCGCGCGGCGTCATCGGCGCGCTGGGCGTTCCCTTCATCGAAGTGCCGCCGCAGACGTGGAAGAAGTACCTGCGCCTCACCGGATGCGACAAGGACGCGGCGCGCACGCTGGTGCTGCAGCGCTATCCGGAGATCGCGGACCAGCTGCGCAGGAAGAAGGACGTGGGCCGCGCAGACGCGCTGCTGATCGCGTTGTGGTCGGAGCTGACGGAGCAGGTCGCGAGGAAGGCCGCTTGATCAACCCAGACGCACTCACCAGACCGGAAGGCTACGTCGAGAAGCGCGATAGGCGACGCATCATGGCGCTGCTGGTCAGTTCTGGCGGATGCGAATACTGCACCCAGCGCGTGGAAGGATGGGGGGCGTTCGGTTGTAGCCACGGCCAAGCATTCCCGCTGTGCACCAAGGGCCGAAGGCCGCGGTTTGAGCTCGACGACGAGAAGGTAGGGGAGGTCATCGGTGCCTGACATTCGCGAAATGCTGGGGCGCCTAAACCCCACAAACATTCGCTACGACACGGGGAAGGGCGGCGGCGCGCCTGACCTCACGGCGCAGGACATCGCGGCGGCGCTCGCATTCGTGAAGCCTGGTCTCGGCCGGGAGGTGTTCGCGCGCCTGTGGTGGCCCGATGGTGCGCGACTCAGCCCGCGCGAGCTCGGGCGCACGATCAGTAATCTCGTGCACGCCGAAGCGGCGCGACGCCACAACCGGCTCCAGAAGGCTCGCATCGAACTGCACATCGCTGAGGAGGACGCGCTGAGTCGTCGCGTTTCCACCGACTTCGAGCGGCGCACGCTTCGCAGCCTGCAGATGCGTGTCAGCCACCTAAAGCTGCAGGTATGGCCGTACCAACCCGAAATGCACGTCGCGATCCGCGAAGCGATTCTCGACGAGATCGCGCGCCCGAACCTGTGCGACCAGTGCGGCGGCCGCGGCACCACGATGCGCGACAACCTGGTCGTGATCTGCGGCGGTTGCAAGGGGGCGAGGATCCTACCGGTGAGCGACAGGACGCGTGCGGCGAAGATCGGCCGCGACGAGTCCAGCTATCGCGCGAGTTGGAAAGGGTTGTATGAATGGTTGTTCCGCCAAGTGGCAGACGAAGAGCACAAGGCCGCGTGCCAGTTCGCTGCGGCGCTGCGTCGTGATGACATGCAAGGCGCTGCGTAGTGCGGGAGTGATGCTCCCGCACTTTCTGAGTAGATTGCCCACAATCGAAGATTGCCCACAGAGCCCCGCCACGTGCGGGGCTTCGTCTTTCTACGCCCGGCCGCGGCTCCTCGTCGCCGTTGTTGCGCTCCGCTTGCGGGGTCGCCGGGCACCTCTTCCGGCCAGCGCTGCCCGTCGATTCGGGGGAGTCGGCGTGCGCGGCGCTGGTCGGATTCATTCGAACCACCAAGGGGAAGGCCAGTGCGGGGAAGCGCGATCGACACTGCGAACGGAACGGCCGCTGTCGGCTTCGTCGCTTCGTACTTAGCCGGCTTCAACTGGCCGACGATCGCGGCCTTCCTGGCCGCCGTCTACTCGCTGATCCTCATCGGCGAGAAGGTCTGGCGCTTCATCCGCAAGCTGCGCGAGGCGCGCGCCGCATGAGCGGAAACGGCGCCAAGGTCGGCACCGGCATTGGTGCGGGCCTTGTGCTGTGCTCGGCGGTGGTCTACGCGTTCCTCGGACGCTGGGAAGACGGGACGCAGCTGACGGTGTACGCCGACAAGCTGGCGCAGGGACTGCCTACGGTGTGTCGCGGGCTCACGAAGCACGTGACGCGCACGCCGATCATCGTCGGCGAGACCTGGTCGGCCGCGAAGTGCGAGGCGGAAGAGCGGCGCGCGATCGTCGCCGTGCAGACGAACCTGCTGCGCTGCTTCAGCCGCAACCCATCGCAGGCGGTGTTCGACGCCGCGACGTCGCATGCCTGGAACTTCGGCGTGTCGGCGACGTGCGGCAGCTCGGCGATGCGCGCGTGGAACGCCGGCGAGTGGCAGCTGGGTTGCCAGCGCCTGTACCGGTCGGACGCCGGCCGTCCGGTGTGGAGCTACGTGAAGACCGGTCGCCGCCTACCAGATGGCTCGTGGGAATACCGCTTCGTCCGCGGGCTGGCGAATCGCCGGCAGGCGGAATACACGCTGTGCATGGGAGCTGAGTGATGGACGCACGCTACGCCAGCCGGAAGTTCATCCTGACCTGCGTGTTGATCTTCATGGCCGCCACCGCGTTCGCGTTCGGCCAGATCACCAGCGACCAGCTGCTCGAGTACACGAAGTGGCTGCTCGGGCTCTACATGGCCGGCAATGTCGGCGACACGTTCGTCACCAAGGCCGAGCCCGATGCGCCGCGGTAAGAGCTTCCTGCTCGGCGTGCTCGCTGGCGTCGTGGCCTGCTACCTGGTGGTGGACTGGCGCGTCGGCGCGGCGGCAGGCCTGCGCGACCTGTACGCGACGGCAGCGATCGAAGCGCGCCAGGAACTCCAGGCGTGCCAGTCCGCTTCCTCGCCATGGCCGCGGAGGCGCCGATGAAGCTGTCGCTGATCCAGATCTCGATCGTCGCCAACGTGCTGCTGCTGGCGATCTCGCTGTTCCTCGGTTGGCAACTGGCCAGCGCCGGTGCGCGGTGCAACAGCGAACAGGCGACGGAGACCGGCAAGGCGAACGCCGAAGTACGCCGGGACGAGACGAAGCGGGACCAGAAGCTCGACCAGGTCACGACGAACACCAAGGCCGACGCCCGAAAGGCGGTGGCCAAGACGCAGGAGCAGACCCGTGCACGTGCTGAAGCGATCGACCGCATCCCTGTTGCTGGTGACTGCCGTCGTCCTGTCGGCCTGCCGCCCCTCGATGCCGCCGTCGATCAAGCCAACGCCGCCGCTGGTGACTGACTGCCTGGCCGTCCCGGCTGGGCAGGTGACCAACCCGCCAATGCCGCCCGATCCGCTGACGGACGAGTGGGCGAAGCGGATGTGGGCGTGGGCCTCGGATCACCTGGGCTTGATCAAGGCCGACCGGGAGGAGTGGCAGGGCGAGCGCACCTGTGTGCGTGGCAAGGCCAAGACCGGAGCCATCCGGTGAAGGGCAAGGTGACGGCACGCATCAGCGTGCGTGTGGCGTGGTGGGTGTGGGCCTACGTCGCCGGCGTGCGGTTCGTGTCGAAGGTCACCGGGTTGGAGCCCGACATGGCGAAGGTCGATGCGGTGCTGGCCAAGGGCGTCAAGGCGGTGATCCGGTGAAGCTCACCACGCTGCGCCCGAAGGTTGCGGTGCTGGGCAGCAGGGTGCAGAGCGTGCCCACCGCCAGCGATCGTCGTATCACCGGACGCACTCTACAGAGCCGCAGGCTGCGCATCTGGTCGAAGGATCCGCACTGCGCGAAGTGTGGCCGTCTGGTGGCGTACCCGCATGGCTTCGAGCTCGACCACGTGGTGGCCCTGTCGCAGGGTGGC